CGAGTGTTGCGGTCGTCTATACGCCTGAGCAGATTGCTGAACTGAATAAGACTCTTGGTCTTGTTGAAGTGTAATTCTTGCTGGTTTACTTTTGCTCTTTGTTGTTGTATAATTGTTGTTGTCCGTTATTAATTTGTTAGAGGTAATTTATTATGGCTAATCCGACTCGTAAGATGATTGAAGTGTATGAGATGTTGAAGGACGGTAAACCGTTCAAGTTCGATACTCTCGTTTCTCGTTTGGGCTGCAAGCCTGTGACCGCGATGGTTCTGATTTGTGCATTGAAGCGTGACTGCAATGCTGAGATCGAGACGATCCGCGATGGTCGTAAGGTTGAGTCCTACCAACTCCACAATGCCGCTGCGATTGCGAGCAAGATGGTTGGTAAGACCAAGGCAGTGAAGGCACCGAAGGCTGCGAAGGTTGCGGTTCTCAAGACCAAGACTGTCGTGAGCCGCAAGCCGAAGGCTGTTGCAGTTGACGATGGTTCAGTCCCGACAATTGAGGTTGAGGAGATCGACAGTGATGCCGAACTCGCCTCGCTGAAGGCTGAACTTGGTCTGAGTGAGTCTTATTCGGAGTAAGGCTCGGTCGGAAAGGGGGACTTCGGTCCCCCTTTTTCTTCACAGGTGAGTTATGAGCATAAAAGATTCAGATTTGATCGCTGTTACTGATGAAATTTATTTGATCACAAGCAAACTTATCGCGGAAGGTTCCCCACCTTTTGCTGTTGCTGCTGCACTCACTATGATTGGAATGCAGATTTACAAGACTTCTTTGAGCAAGGAAGATTACTACAAGATGGTTGATTCGATTTCTAATTCTAGAGATCAAGTTTTGTCTTTTGATAATCTAGATTTTGTATCTCATTCAGGATCATTTCATTGAAATGTCGACAATCATCACAATCATTCTGATTCTCTGGTTTTGTTATTGGTTGTTTAAAAAACTAACCAAACCAGAAGTTAAATCAGAATCAAAAGAGCCAGAGAAAAAGATCTTCTCTGAAGAGTTGAAGAAAGAAACTCAAGAAGAATTTTATAAAATTGAGAAATTTTATAAATCTTTCAAAAGTAATGAACCAACTTTTTTGATAGACAAAGAATGTTTGGCTGATATGATCGAAAATGAAGAACTGAAATACATCAGCGGAAAGGTGGTTACTCTGGACTCATTGGAGAATCATATTCGTTTCAGAGAAATAACAGAAATATGTTTGCGCGAAGAATACAATCCTAGAAAAAAAGAAGATCGTGAACTCGCAGAAGCACTTCTTGATCTTGAAGAGGATGACGAAGAAGAAGATTCTTCTGATGATTGGGATGACTATTCAGAACCATCTTCATCTTCGTCAAGAGTTTCTCGTTCTTCTGAGAGAGAAGAATATGGGTCGTATGTAATACAGTATCGTGATTCTGTTGGTGGTTCTTGGATTGATGGTCCTGGGTCGAATGATGAACGCATAGCCGAGAGTATGTTTGATAGATTCATTCGGAATGATCCACGTGGCGATCGAAGATGTCGTTTAGTTTACAAAGTAAATGGTAGAGTCAAATCAGTGCTGAGTACAAACTAATGAATATATTTTACCTACATTATGATACAAAGATCTGCGCGCAAGAACATCTTGACAAACATGTCGTCAAGATGATTGTTGAGTATGCGCAGTTGATGTCAACAGCACATCGACTTCTTGACGGCACTCAATACTTCGACAAAAGTAAAACTAGTCGAAAAATTCATCGCTGGAAGTTGAATGACTATCGCGAGGACAAACTGTATCATGCAGTGAGTTGGAATCATCCCTCTGCAATCTGGGTGCGCCAGTCTAACTTACATTACGACTGGCTCTGGCATCTGTATAAGAATCTTTGCGAAGAGTATCGCTATCGTTACGGTGGTTCTACAGATAAGCAGCACAAGACTTCGCTGCTTCTGTCGGATTTAAGTTTTCTTCCCTACAACATTCCTCGAACGGTAGAGTTCCAAGAGCCACCGCAAGCGATGCCAGAGGATGTAAAGGTTCCTGGGAATTCAATTCAAGCATACAAGAACTATTATCTGAAATACAAGAAAGGGTTTGCGAACTGGAAAATAAGAGGCGCACCTTCTTGGTATAAATAAATGGATGAAGAAATTCTCTGAATTTAAATCCGATGCTCGCGGAAATTTATCCGTCTGGGATATCGACGAAACTCTTTTCCAGACCAAGGCGATGGTCCATGTAATGAAAGGTGGAAAGAGAGTTAAGTCTCTTTCTAATAGAGAGTTCAACACATACAAACTCAAGACTGGCGAGACATTCGACTTCACTGAGTTTCGCGATGCAAAGTTATTCAACAAGACTTCTGTTCCAATTCAACGAGCAATAGATAAAGCAGCCAAGACTTTGGAAGCCTATTCCAAACTTCCGAATAGCAAAGTCATTGTTCTGACTGCACGTTCTGATTTCGACGACAAAGATACTTTTCTTTCCACTTTCGAGAAGCATGGATTGAATATGAGAAACGTTCATGTTCATCGTGCAGGAAATTTGGGAATCTCTTCACCACAAGCAAAGAAGATTTTCATTCAGCAGTATCTAAATAGTGGTATGTTCAAAACAGTTTCACTGTTTGATGATGACCCGAAGAATCTGGAAGTGTTCTTGACATTGAAAAAAGAATTTCCAGATGTGAAATTTACTGCGTATCTCGCCAATCACGGATACTTTAGGAAATATTGATTTATGCCAACATATGAGTTCGTGAATACAAAAACTGGTAAAGTCGAAGAACATATAATCTCTATCTCTGCCTATGACTCTTTCAAGGCAGATAATCCGCATCTAGAAAGATATTACAGCGAAGCACCATTGTTTAGTTACAGTGGTGGTGGCGACTTCTCAGGTAAGAAAACAGACAACACTTGGAAAGAAGTCATGCATAAAATTGCTGAACAGAATCCAAGAAGCCCACTCGCTGATAATGTTCTTCGCAAAGATACGAAACGAGTCAAGACCGATCAAGTTTTAGAAAAGCATCGTAAAAAGCAAGCCGCCCAAGCAAGGGGGAAGTGAGGAGTTTTGAGTAAGAAGAAAAATGGAAACACAAACACCTTCATTCAACTAACTTCTGATCAATCATTGGAGAAAAAGCCAGCCAGAATCAAAGCAACAGAACTCAAAGTATTTGAACCACTCACAGAGAATCAAGCAAAGTTCTTTGAGTGTTACAAACGTGGTGATTACTTTACCATGCTTTGTGGTTCGGCAGGAACTGGTAAATCATTCATTGCTTGCTACAAAGCAATTGAAGAAGTCTTAGATAAGACATCATCTTTTCATAGAGTTGTCATTGTACGTTCTGCTGTTCAATCTCGCGATCTTGGATTCACTCCAGGTTCCGTTGAAGACAAAATGAGTTTGTATGAACAACCATACATGCAAATATTTCATACGCTATTTGGTCGTCGTGATTCATACGAGGCTCTAAAGGAATGTAATCGTATCGAATTTATCTCTACGAGTTTCATTCGTGGTATGAGTTTCGATGATGCGATTATTATCGTCGATGAATGTCAGAACATGACATTCGAGGAACTATCAACGATCATGACTCGTGTTGGCTATCGTTCCAAGATTATCTTCTGTGGTGACTACAAACAGACAGACTTGTATCGCAATAATAAGGACAAGTCTGGTATGAAGAAGTTTCATGAGATTGCGAAGATGATGCCATCATTTACCAATATCGAGTTTACGACAGACGATATCGTTCGCAGTAGTCTTGTCAAGGACTTCTTGATTGCTGTTGAGAAATACGAGAAGCAAGAAAATAGTTGACTTTGGCTTGACTTTGCTATAGAATAGACTATGTCGGTTTTGATAGAGATACTTTATAATGTTTAATCATATACACCATGACTTCCCCAAACTCTTGCAAGAGAATGTGGATGGCACTCGGCACTACGTCACTCCGACTGGAGAGAGGTATCCCTCTGTCACGACTGTTCTTTCCGATTATGGGAAGGAAGGTATTATAGAATGGCGCAAGAAGGTTGGTGAAGCCAAAGCCAACGAGATCTCTCGCAAAGCCACTACTCGTGGCACTTCTGTTCACAAAGCATTGGAAATGTATCTCAAGAATGAAGATGTTTCTTCTCTCGAGATGTTACCGAACGTCAAGTCTCTGTTCGTTCGAATGAAGCAAGAAATAGATTCAAAGGTGAATAACATTCACTGTCTCGAAGATAAACTTTTCTCGCATAAACTTGGTCTTGCTGGAACAGTCGACTGTATTGCTGAGCATAATGGTGTTCTGTCAGTGATTGACTTCAAGACTTCTATTCGTCTCAAGAAGAAAGAGAACATCGGCAATTACTTTATGCAGGGTGCTGCGTATGCCTCTATGTTCAGCGAGATGACTGGATTGAAAATTGATCAGGTTGTGATTCTGATTGGTGTTGACACAGCGAACTTTTGCCAAACTCTTGTGGTCAAAGAGAACGAGTTGGAAGAACATCGGCTCGAACTGATGAAGTATATTTTAGATTACAAAAGCAAGAATAACTTGTCTTTGGTCTGAGATTGTAGTATAATATATCTGTTCGTTACGTTGGAGAAGCAAATGAAATGGTCCGTTTTAGTTGTTACGTCTGCAGCCCTCCTGCTTGGATCACAAAGCATCAAGGCTCAGAACAGCGAAGATATCGACGTGTTGCTGGGTGCCGCTGCTGGAGCCGCAATTGGTTCAACCATCGGAGATGGTGACGGTCGCAAGATTGCTACTGTTCTTGGTGGATTGGTCGGCGCGAACATGGCGAGAAATCGCAGTGACTATCGTTACGTTGGAAAG